CCCAAGTGATTCCTTTGTTCGTGTGATATCCGCTACCGTCAGGAACTGGGTGACGTGCTGCTGTGTCCGCTTTGTGCTTACTTAGACCACCTTCCCACTTTAGGATGTAGTCAATGTTAGAGAGTTCTATTCTTGCCATTGATTTCAATAAGTTTGTTGAGATACCATTGTGCTTTAAGTAAATCTTCCTGTCCATTTTTGCGAGTATACCGCATAAGATACTTAATGCAGTTACCGTGTAAATAACCTTTAAATGCTTCATTTGTCATTGCTGATTCGATAGCATCTATAGCTTCTACTTTACCCTGATAGTGTGCAGGTTTGTTAACTACGTCCATAGTGCTTCAAATTCATTTAACGGCAAATCTATTAAAAAAGTGTGACCACCTGTGCAATAAACTTGTGTAAGTTCATAAAACTCTGACGCAGCGATGACGTGATTTAGGTTTAACCAACCTTCTTCTACTATCTCAAAAGCGTCTGCATCCATTTCTAACCCCAACTTTTTGTATATTGGATCAATGTTTTCTTCTTGAAAAACAAAGTTTACTTTAATTCTCATAGTGTTTTATATGTAAAAGCATTGATTTTAATGTATTCTTTTTCTTCTCTAATTCTTTGAGGATGTAACTCAAGCCATCTGCCGCCTGTAGGCTTAGGAGATGCCCCACGTTCAACGTGCCAACCTCCTTTGCCTTGATTATATTCTTCTTTGTAAGTTGCAGTTCTAATCATTAAAATATCTCTTAACTCAACATTTAAATGAGAGTTTATTCTTTCAACGGTGTACGTCAGTTCATGATCTTCGTGAACGTGTCCCATCCAAATCATGTCTGCACCTTCAACATAAGTTGACATTCTGTTAAATTGAATTGTCCCCTTAGTAACTGCTCCACCGCCTCCAAAACCGTGCATATATTTAATCTTATAATTTTGAAGAGTGTTTGATCTTCTAAATTGATAAACTATCCAGCCACCGTAACCGCCTACTTCTATATTTGTTACGTTTTTAGAATTTAGACCAAAAACAAATCTATCAATTACATCAGTTTCTTGACGCTTTAAAATGTTGGTTTCATGGTTTCCGTAACCTACAACTTTAATCAAATGAGCATAAGGGCTAAACCATTCAATAGCATCGTTTACAACCGCATCTAAGTAGTTTGCTTTGTTGTGTTCAGGTCTTATGTCGTTTTTGCTTTTACGAGGATCATAAGCACCTTGCATTAAACAGAAAGTATCTCCGTTTAACAAGATGTCTGCCTCTAACTCTTTCGCTTGGTCAAGATGACGTTTAAGCATTTGACGGTCACATTTGGGGTTATCCCAATGGATGTCAGAGATGAGTAGTACTTTTTTAGGTTTAAATTCTGCATCGAAACGGTGTACATTGTTCTTCATAGTATTATTGACAAAATCAAAATTGACCAACTTAGAATACAAAAATCTCTGTACCTATTTCGTTGACCTTTTATTTCAAAGTTATCGTTCTTTAATTTAATGATTTGACTATGCTGCTCTTGAATTGTGGCACTATCTAAAGTCGCCAAAACTATGTATTTTTCCTGTTTTTGGCGGCATTTGTGAAGTTCTAACAGACGCAAATTAATCTCTTTTATCGTACTGTCGGAGAATTGACAAAATGCTCTCTGTGGACTTAGGAGAAGTAATGCTATCAGCAAACACTTTGTAAATACTGTCGTGCTTTTTTTCAATCTCATAGATTTCTCTGATAATTATTAGCCTACTCGTATCAGGTGGGGATGTCACAGTAGGATTCGAGGTAGGGCGTGTTAACACTAACACTAATAGAGTGACCAGCAACAACGTCTGTGCTGCTATCAAAGAAAGGTTCTGCTGCTGCATTTACAATTAATTCAAAATCTGTTTCCGTCACGTTTCTTCGCAAAAGTGTGACAATGTCTAAAATAATACCCGCACTATCACTAAGCACCTCGATAGTGTTAGAGCTACTTTCAAAGGCTCTATCCATTACCATAAGTTCAAAGTTGTAAGTCACTAATCTTGTTTCTGTGTTAAACTGAAAACCGTTAGGAACTAACCAAACCAAAGGATAGTATTTAACTTCCTCAACTGCAAAATCAAAGTCAGCCCCTACTGCGAACTTTCCCACCATTTTGTGGGACTCTGCTTGAGTCTGAATTTTTTTGATAATCTGATTTAACGTCATAAAGTTTAATTAGTTTCTGTTCGTTTTTGAGCCGCCATTTATTCTTCTGGGAAGTCATAATTTAAAAAGCAATCGTCGTTAGTACCGGGCAAGTACATACCCCCAAATAAAGCAGTATTTTTTGGTTTAATAACATCAAAGCCACTACCAGGATTTAAATACTTAGGATAAATCTGTGGGTACTCCTTCAAGAAGTTACGCAATCTCTCTGCATAATACTCTGCCTTGTCTCTGTATCTCTGCTCGATTAGAGTTAACTCTTGCGGAGTAATAGGTTGAGCAAATTCAGCTTGTCTTGAACTTACGGACTTGTTTAAAAATTTAAAAGTCATCGGAAGCATTGACTCTACCAATGTATAATACTTTAAACAAGGTGCAATATATGAGTCTAAAAGAGTCGTGTTATCAGCAGTCACGTTACCGTTAAAGGTTTGCAATTGCAGTTCGTCATATATCCCTGAACCAATGATGTCACGAATATACACTTCTTGTGCCTCTTTTATGGCACTTTTAAGTAATTTATCATCAAGATTTTCGTTGATGGGTGTGTTATCCTTTAAAAAGGTAACTGAAATGAAATATACAAAGTTAGCCATTGATTTTTCTTCTTAATAGTTGTGATTTCCAAATGTGTCTGCAATAAGGGACGTGAATAGCAGGAGAAGAGCCTTTAACTGTCATCCAACCGCCTCTTCTTTCCCAAGCTGAGTAACCAGGTTCGTTATATTCTGCAGCCAAAATAGAACTGATTTGGTCGATGTCCTCTCGTGAATAAACTCTGTTGAGAGCAATTAATCTTCTGCAAAAATCTCTTGAAGTAGGTATTATTTCAGAGCCGCTTATTCCAGGTCCTTTTTCGTAAGTATAACGGACTAAAAGTTCTGTTCCTAACCCTGAGTCTGTTAAGGTCTTTGTTCCTTGCTCAGTAACGTTTAAAATGTTGTCTGCTGAAGTGATTAAGCCATCATTAATTAGTTTGGTTACTGCCTCCGCTACTTTTTCAGCATCTTGCTTAATGTTGTTAGCAAGGTCTTGAAGTGTTAACTCTGTGTTTCCGTTCAAAAACTGCAGAATTATAAGTTCAAGAGCAGAGGCAAAATCAAAAGGGACTTTTTCAAACTTAGAAGCTAACTCTCCGAATTGCTCAAATACTGCAAGGTCTTTGTCGTCATCCCAACCAAAAGGATTGTGTGAACATGAGGGGTGACTTGGGGGGTTACTTGAGGGGTAAGAAGACATTGCAACGGTGTCGCTCATTCCTAACTCTCTTCTTGCCTCAGCTTGTGAGATGATTCCTTTTTCAAATAGTTGAATGTAATCTAAACCGATAGGAGGCTTATTTTTACTTTTTAACGTTACAGGCGTAATAAACTTAAAAATAGAAGTTAACGCTCTATCCATTTGGTTCTGACGTGGCTCAATGTATGCAGTTTGGAAAGCCTCGTAAGATTCGATTAATTCTGAACGCCCTCCAAGTTGACCTTCTGTCTTGATACCAAATAACATCGGAGAAGTAACTCTGTGAGCCATTAATATTTCTTGCTGCACAGTTTGGTTCAGCAAGTCAAACTGCTTGTCAAAATCAGAGGGCGCTAAGTTATTAACGACAGACGGAGTTTCGTTAGGATCGTTAAATTGAATAATTATAGAACCTGCATTATCTGTGCCGCTAAAGTTTTCTTTGAAACGCTTAATTGTTTGACGCATTTCTTCTGGTGTTGGAACGCCTTTAAAGAGTTGTAATAGAGTTTGTGCTGAGAAACCACTCTTAATACTATTAAGGTGGAAATTTGCAATCTCCGTGTCTATTTCGATGTATTTTAAAGCACTTTGATACGGTGCAGTAGGATATTCCCCTTGACCTGCTTTGTACATCTTAAAATAATACAACTGCTTATTCTCACGGGTAATTGGATTCCAGCAATAGTAGTAAATCGGATCTAACTTTCTATCGCTCCAATCTTCAGCGTACCAATAGTGACCGTCAAGAGAAATACGTACATTTTGAAAGGGTAAGTGATAAATCTCAGCTATGGAGGTTTTAGCCTTGTTCCAAATAATTTCCAATGCGAATCCGTCAAAGAGTTCAAGGTCAGCAGCAATCTTTGCTTTAACGTCATCAAAGGACTCATAAGCGTTAATAGAAGCAAGTTTATCATTTGCAATAGTTAGTTGCTCTGTGTTGTTTGCTATAATTTCTGTTTTGTCACCTGCTATATATTGAGCCTTTTGTGACACCAATGCCCCGTGTTTAGGCGAAGAGTTGTAAAGGTCAATAAGCATTTGAGGGTACTTGTTATCAGTACCGTAGGTAATATAGTTCTTCGCCTTATTTTCTTTGAAAACAGGTATCTTGCTTTCGGCAAAGTTTATTCTTGCAAATTCTGTCATCTTCCTTGTGCGTTATATGGTTTACTTGATTTGTGTTTATTCTTGTGTTTGGTGTGCCGTCTAAGTTTTTTAGTTGGCTTTGCTTTAAATAGGTTAATCTGCTGCTTTGCCATCTTTTGAAAATAAAAGTAGTAAACCTCCACCAATAAATGCCGTAAACTCAGTTAATGTTGCTTTTTCAAACCACACAAGCAAAAAGCCTACGCCCATAACTCCTATTCCTAAAGCAGTAGATTTCCAATTTTTAAATATGCGGTCTATCATTTGCGTAATTTTTTAATGTAGTAAATAGCACCTAATAAGCCTGTAACTATTGCGATAATCCCGCCGATTGCCGATATAATGGGATTCCAAGTCGTTGCAATGCTACTGAAAGCACCGACAAAGGAGGTTGTCGTTAAAGCGTTAGCGGTTGTATCAGTTAGTTTCATCGAATGGGTTAGGTGTTGGTTTAGGTATGTATTCGCCTTCGGGCAAGGTAAGTAAGTAATTCCACTCAGTATTTAAAATTTCTTCTTTGTCCTGCTCAGATAAAAATAAGTACCATACTCCGTTAATATCTTGTACGCAATTAAAAAATTCATAAGGTGCGTAAAATACCCCTTGTATAGCGTCTTTTTGTTCTATTGTTAAAATATATCCTATCATTATACTTGACGTGATAAAGTTGTTTGAAATGCTTGTACTGCTGTGTAGAAGTTAGCCATATTTGTAGTTGACAAACCATCACCAATAGTACAAAAAGCATATTCTTTATTAGAAAAAAATGCCGCACTTCCATTTGCATTTGCAGCACCTAAATATAAATTATTATTTGCTAAATTCCCAGAAGTGCCTATCCCTGTAGTCCATAAAGTTCCATTTCTATAAACTGTTTGCGTCGAACTTCCGTTAGTTGCGACATTCCAAAAACCTCTTGAATCTAAAGAAGCAAGTGCCGTTGTATAGAGTGGGTCAGCAATACCAAAATAACTCATATTATTATTATATCTTGTTTGTAAATATGTTGGGTTGGTAGTCATACCAGCATTGTCAGCATTTGCTAAATCGTAAGGCTGACCAGTGTTAATGTTATTTCGTGCATATACAGATAAGTGGGCAGTTGTTTTTGTTAAATTAGTGCTTGAATTTAATGCAGTATCCATATGAGCACTCGTTCCATTAGGCTTTACCCCCGTACTCGCAAAAGTCCAACCGCTTGAAAAAGTACCCGTAAATGAACTGCTTTTTAAGTTCTGCGCACACGCTGCTGCACTTGCTCCAACCATTGGGTATATGGCTTTCATTTTAGTCCAAATTCCATCAGTTTTCATTTTAATAACCAAAGTATTTACGGCATTCTTTTCAGTCAATGAAAGTGAACCACCAGCAGTTGTAACTCGGTCAAAGAACGCTTGTGCATCAGCGTCAATTTGACCAATAGAACTTGCTAAAAATCCGTGTGTTGCTAATATCATATATTTTAACTTACGATGTCACCAAAGAGATACCATTCATTTTCCGCTATCTTTATCAAAGTCGCACCGCTATACTGCACGTTCAACTTTAACTTACCTCCGTTACTTCTGACGGTTACTCCACTTGTTGCAACTATTGTCGTTTGACCAGCTCCGTATTGCGCTAATAAAATCTGTGTACCTGTTGGAAATGCAACCGAAGAATTTAAGGGTACAGTTAAGTTATTCGCACTACCTACGTTCATCTCAACTAACTTGTCAGCATCAGACAAAACAAGTGTATAAGATGCCGTTTGGCGGTTGGTAGTGATTAATTTATTTGTTTTTGCTGCATCCAAACCGCTATACTGCGAGTTTGTTGCATTATCACCGCTATTTGTTCCGCTTGTGTTTCCGATTACGGTTAATTGGGCATCAGTTACATAGCGTTTATTGCTGCTATCTGAAATGTCTGCGGTGGTTGCATCCGCCCCAGCAGTTACTAAACCTTTTGCATCGTAGGTTATTTTTGTTTTTGTCGCCCCTGTGATTGCAGCGTTTTCATCAACTTTACCGTCTAATTGCGTTTGAATCGCAGATGTAACACCGTTTAATGTTTGAAACTCCGCATTGCTTACAGTTCCATCAGCCAACTTTGCAGCGTCTATTCCTGTTGCAATTTTGTCATTGTTTACAACACCGTTGTCAATAGTCCAAGTCGCTCCACTTGCAGACACGGTTATATCTCCTTTGTCACCGTCAGAGATGCCACCGCCTCCAACTGTGATATTTCCGCTTCCTAATAGAGATTCGTTGTTAATGGTCTTGATATTAGTGCCGCTAACTAAAGTCGCTTGTTTAGCGTTTAAAGCTGATTGTGTCGCACTTGAAATAGGCTTGTCAGAGTCAGCAGTATTATCTACGTTACCCAATCCAACATCACCCTTAACAAGAGTAACTGATCCTGTTTTAGAAGCAACACTTTGTACCGGTGCTTCACTTTTAATTTGAGCAATGCTTATTTTCTTTGTAGTAGATGCTGAGGTGTCCACGATAGGTAGAACGTCATCCGTTGCTATCGTAACTATGGCATCTAAGGCACTAATTTTTTTATCTGGCATTATAGTAAAATTTTTGAGTTATCTTCTTGAAGCAAGAAATCACCGCTTTCTAATAATAGATAAGCAATGCTTTCAGGTGCTTCGATTTCGTATATTTTTTCGTTTAGTTCAACGGTGTATTGTGTCCGTGTAACATCAAAGTCAACTTTAACAAGACCTTCTTCAACTAACTCGTTTGCAAGTTCAGGATTTGTGTTAACTGATGAAGTCTGAGCGTAAATTCTGTAGAGATACTCTCCTGCGTCAAGCGTAACGGTTGCACCTTCTGTAATTGCAAACTTGTTGTATCTTTCTTTATAGCTTGAAGTGTCCGTTAAAAGAAAGTTGTATTCTACAGCAGTTAAACGATGTTTAAGGCTAAATAAATAGTAAGGGTTAGAGATAGTGGTTTTCTCTGTTAAAGTCAAGTACCAATTCTTGCTCTCCGCCTTATTTATCTGTAGCATCTATAAGTAAATAATAAAAGTCGATTTTTGGCAAATAAAAAAGGGTGACCGAAGCCACCCCTTTGCATGAAACAAACTATAGAAACTTAAATCGAGAGAGCAGTTACAACAGAAGCCTGTAATTTGTAAGGACTTTCAGACTCAATAGCACTCAAAGTGAAATTGTAGCCGTAGTTGTCACCCATTGCAGTTCCTGTTTCAGCGGTCATAGCTGTAATGTCGCAACCGTATTCTCTTCCAACCAACCAGTAAGTACTATTGTTATCTTCTACAATACAGAATACTCTGTTCTGAGAAAGTAACTTTAATTCGTTACGCTTAGTAGTAGCAAGTTTTCTCAAACGAGCAACTACGTCTGTTTGGTTAAATACAGTTCCGTTTTCTTGAGAAACGTTAGTAGTGGTAGTCATAGAACCCACACCCTTAGGCATTTCGTATGTGTATACGCTGCCTGATGCGATGGTGGTTGCTGTAACCTCTCCACCACTTACGGTAAATCCTGTTGCTGCAAAGTTAATCAAATGGATGGCTTTTACACCTCCTACTGAATCTTTACAGTCTAATACAAATCCCGAAGTTAGAGAGCAGCTCATATTCTATGAAATTAAGCTAATTTAAACTGAACGATTTGATCAGGGAATGCGAACTGAACACCATACTTCATGGTTGCACGGAAACGAACTTCGTCGTTGTCTTGGCTGTACCAGAATCTGTAGTCCTCTTCTTCGTTAGCAAGGTCAGTTCCTACAAAGAAGTTGCTCAAACGACCTAAGAACATACGGTTAGTACCGTTCAATCCACCTACAGCAACCATTTTCACGTTTGTAGCAGGAATCATGATTTCCATTCCGTCGCTATCAGCAGCGTAGTGGAACAAGTTGTTGTTTCTAAGAGCAGTAGTGTACTTCTTGAAAGTGTCAATACCTACCCACAAAACGATATCAGAAGCGTCAGAGATATCTGCAGGAATTACGTTGTAGATGTTGTCAATTAAATCATCTACGTTTGCAACTGTGATAGAAGTAGCACTTGAAGTGTTACCAGCAACAGTAGAAGCAGAAGCAGCATCAATCAACTTAATGAAACCGTCAAACTTGTTAGTGTTAGGGTTAGTGTTGGTTGTTGCGGTATCACCTTGCCACATTGCGATTTCTAACAATTTAGCGATGTTGTTCGCTTTGTCTTGTCCGATTTGCTCTTCGAAAGGTACTGAAGTTGGAGAACCAGCAGCGATTTGAGTTTGCATCCACTTTGCTTCCAAAGTCTTAGGACACAAAGTCTCTTCAACTTTGATTTTCCCTACAGTAATGTTA